CTGGTTTCCAATCATGATGCGGAGCATCGAACATCCATTCACGACTACTTGGAATAGGACTTCTCCTACTCCTCGTCACCTGTATGCTTGTTTTAACAAGTACATGCAACCTAGGACTCAGCGTAATCAAGACCCTTTATATACGGAGGCTCTTAGATTGGCTAGAGCTGATTTTACGTTCAACAAAATCAACCCTATGCATGTAAACGACGTGATTAAGCATTACGCTAACGTCGACAGATCCCCTGGACTACCTTATACCACACAAGGTTACAAACGCAAAGATGAAGTTGATCCTAACAAAATAAAGTGGGCCGTCCATGCACTTAAATATGGAATTTGGAGTAAATGCAAAACACCTTGCACTGCAGCCGGAAAATCTTCTGTCTCAGAAACTTCAGACAAAGTGAGATTGATTTGGGTTTACCCAGCTCATATGACTTTTGCCGAAGGTATGTTTGCCATGCCTCTCATCCACGCACTGAAACAACAAATCACCCATCGATACGGACTCTGGATTAACTATCTCGATGGCCACATGCGATTGATGCTATCCCTTAAGCCTAAAGGATTTCAATGGCTTGCTGCTGACTGGACTTCCTTCGATTCTTCAGTTCCTGCTTGGCTGATTAGAGATGCTTTCTCTATACTTCGTGGTTGCTTTGATTTCTCAAAGTACCAAGTGCGCGGTGTACCCACAGACTCGGATACCTTACCCCGATTGTGGAAGCAAATAGTCTCTTACTTTATCAACACTCCGATTAAGATGCCTGACGGGAAAGTGTTTGTTAAGAGTGCCGGGGTTCCCTCTGGTAGCTACTTCACCTCACTGATCGACAGCGTTTGCAATACTATTGTGATGCACTATCTCATGCTCAAGATGCAGGTGTCATATTCTTACAAGGCATTCTGGGTTTTGGGAGATGATGTATTAATGGCCATAAAAGGTAGTCTAGACGTGAATGAACTTGCAGCCATTGCTAAATCTACGTTCGGTATGGTGCTCAGTGAAACCAAAACAGAAATTGGGGAATATCCTTCGTTTTTGGGGTTTGGTTTGCATCCAACTGGGGTTCCTCAGTCCAACTACGATAGGCTAATGGCTCAACTATGTCTCCCTCAGCGTCCTGACTGGGATATAGGAGAGTTTGCGGCTCGTATCCGAGCTTTACAACTCGCATCCTTCGGTGGTAATAAACCTTTTCTTTACGAGACACAATGCTATCTTGAAAGCATTGGTTTACCCCATCCACCGTTTAAATTGAGTAAACGATCTGAACTTTACGTTAAGCTTGAGTCTCTTGGGTTAGCTTCCTGGCCCCCACTCTCCAGAGTGTTGACTCTATAGTTACTCAATTATCCTGGCACGTTAAATATAAGGAGACACCCAC